GACTACCAGAGCAATTGCTGCACAAATACTAAGACATAGAAGTTTTACTTTCCAAGAGTTTTCTCAAAGGTATGCTGCTAGTACTGATTTGGGTAAGATTGATTTACCAGAACTTAGAAGACAGGATACAAAGAATCGTCAAAATTCTACAGATGATTTAGATCCTAAGATGGTAGATACATTGAACAAACAGATGCAAACATTGTTTAGTTCTTCTTTAGCACTTTACAATCAGATGCTAGAGGATGGTGTTGCTAAAGAATGTGCTAGAATGGTATTACCTTTGTGTACTCCTACAAGAATCTATATGACTGGTTCATGTCGTTCTTGGATACATTATATTAATCTAAGATCTGCTCATGGTACTCAAAAAGAGCATATGGAGATTGCAGAAGCATGTAGGAAGGTGTTTACCGAACAGTTCCCTGCAGTCTCAGAAGCCCTTGGTTGGGTCTAAATAAATCTACATTCCTTTATAATTATGGCCACATATCCTGTTGTTAATAAGAAAACTGGTGAACAGAAAGAAGTTGTGATGAGTGTCCATGATTGGACTCAATGGACAAAAGATAATCCTGATTGGAGTAGAGATTACTCTGATCCTTCAACTATGCCTGGTATTGGTGAAGTTGGAGAATGGAAAGATAAATTGAGAAAGACTAAGCCAGGATGGAATGAGGTTTTAGAAAAAGCACAAAAAGCACCTGGTTCTGGGGTTAGAAAACTGTAATGCCTAAAAAAAGAAACGGAGATCAACCAATAGGGGTTGGTATGACCGCAAAACAAATGAAGCGTAAGAAACCAGTAAATGCTGATTATCTTGTTAATATTGAGCCTATTACTGACAATCAAAAGATCTTATTTGATTCATATAATGCAGGTAAACATATCATTGCATATGGAGCTGCAGGAACAGGTAAAACTTTTGTCACATTATATAATGCACTTAAGGATGTATTAAATGAAAATACACCTTATGAAAGGATCTATATTGTTAGATCTCTAGTTGCTACTCGTGAAATTGGTTTTCTTCCTGGTGACCATGAAGATAAATCTGACATATATCAAGTACCATACAAACATATGGTAAAGTATATGTTCCAGATGTCTTCTGATGCTGATTTTGATATGCTTTATGGCAATCTTAGAGCACAGGATACTATTAAGTTCTGGAGTACCTCTTTTTTAAGAGGAACTACTCTTGATAATGCTATTGTTATTGTTGATGAATTCCAAAACTTGAATTTTCATGAACTTGATAGTATAATAACAAGAATTGGCGAGGACAGCAAAATTTATTTCTGTGGAGATGCTACTCAGACTGATTTGCAGAAAACAAATGAGCGTAATGGAATCGTTGATTTTATGAAAATAATAAGATCAATGCCATCTTTTGATCTTATTGAATTTGGTATAGATGACATAGTTCGTTCTGGACTTGTTAAAGAGTACCTTATTGCCAAACTTGAACAAGGTATGTAATGTTTAGTCATGTTGATTTGGATCTACAGCCTCTCGAAAGGGAGCATGTAGATGGAGTTCGTTATTACAAAGTTCCTGATGATGAAGAACTAATTAAATTAGTTTCTATTACATCTGTTACTAGTCATTTTAATAAAGAAATTTTTATTAACTGGCGAAAGAAGGTTGGTAATGAGAAAGCAGATAAAATCACGAAAGCGGCTACAACCCGTGGAACTGATATGCACACTCTTACAGAACATTATCTGAAGAACGAGAATCTACCAAGTGTTCCTCCTATTTCTGAATTTTTATTCAAAATAGCTAAGCGTAAATTAAACCTAATAAATAATATTTACGCTTTGGAAGGACCACTATATAGTAGGAAGCTAGGAATTGCTGGAACCGTTGATTGTATTGCAGAATATGATGGCGAGTTAGCGATAATCGATTTTAAAACATCTAAGAAACCTAAACCACGAGAGTGGATTGAACATTATTTTGTTCAAGCAATGGCATACGGATGTATGCTATATGAGATGAAAAACATCTCTATAAAAAAACTTGTAATCATTATGGCCTGTGAAAATGGAGAATGTGTCGTCTATGAAGAAACCGACAAATCTAAGTATATCAAACTCCTCGGAGAATATATTAGAAAGTTTGTTGGAGATAAACTGGAACTGTATGGAACCGAGTAAAGAATTAGAAAAAGCAATTGAGAGTAAGTTCTTAACCCCTCAAAAATTTGCTATTGAAATCGAAAAAATTGTTGTCGAAGAGCAACTTAATTATATTGATGCAATAGTACACTATTGCGATATTAATAGTCTTGAGGTAGAATCAGTAACGAAACTTATTTCTAAGCCTTTGAAGGAAAGATTAAAGTGGGATGCTATTCGTCTCAATTTTATGAAAAAGACTTCGAGGGCAAAATTGCCTTTATAATGAAAGTGACTCCTTTCGAGACCTATCAAACTTATCTTTCAATGAAAAGTCATTTTACGAATAGTAAGTATGACTTTTTTAAGTATGGTGGCAAGTCTCGTGCCACTATGTCATCCTTTAATAAAAGAAAGGATAAGTATTGGTTTGAAAAAACTTCACGGAAGTATTCTGATGAAGAAGTTTTAAATTTTCTTTTAGCAAATTTCGTAACTACAGACACCCCACAGAACCTATGGATTGGAGAAATAATAAATTCTGGCGAAAGAACATACGCAGAATGGATGAGAAAACAGCAGAGTTTGACTTACTTGTTCAAAGAACAATCAAGAGAATTGCTGTTCAACAGAAACTTGAACGAAGTATTCGATTGCTCCAAGAAAAAGCATCCAGTAGTACTAAAAAAGTATCTGGGTGGAGAGATCGATTTAGAAACGCTTACGATACTGGAAAAAGTCTTTTCTTTCGTAAAAAACTTTGATAAAAAGTTAGATGATCCAGTGTGGGAATCCGTAAGTCTAAAAATAAAGAAGTATATACCCTTCATAAATATTAATGTGTTTCATTATAAAAAAATTCTACGAGAGTTAATCAATGAGTGAATTCTTTAAATCTGAAATAGTTCGAGAAGAACTTAAAGAGATCAATGAGCTACAGACCGAAATCTATAGCAACATGATGAATATACAAAATTCTGGTGGAGATGAAAAAGAGGAACACATTGAAAAATTAACTAGGTTACTGGAATTACAACGTATGATGTACACGAGAGTGTCATTATCAGAAGATCCAGAAGCTAAAGCGATGAAAAAACAACTAGAACAATCAGTTACTATGTTGGGTTTCCCAGAAGGTACTGATATTAGTGTTTTGTTTGATGGTATGAAAAATACCATTCAATCTCTTAAAAATCGTATTGACTAATTTTTCAATATCTGCTATAATCTAAACATCCAACGAATCCAACTTAATCCGAGGTATCCAAATGTCTTTTAAAGACCTTAAAAAGCAATCTAAGCTTGGCTCACTAACCGCTAAACTGGTTAAAGAAGTCGAAAAAATGAATAACAACGGTGCATCAGGTGATGACCGTTTATGGAAATTAGACGTAGACAAAAGCGGTAATGGATATGCCGTAATACGTTTTCTTCCTGCTCCCGAAGGTGAGGATCTACCTTTCGTAAAACTATACTCCCATGCCTTCCAAGGTCCTGGTGGTTGGTACATCGAAAACTCTCTAACCACTCTTGGTCAGAAAGATCCAGTTTCTGAGTACAATACTACTCTATGGAACAATGGTACTGATGCTGGTAAAGAAACAGCACGTAAGCAAAAGCGTAAGCTTACTTACATCAGTAACATATATGTTGTTAAGGATCCTGCAAATCCTGAGAACGAAGGACAAGTCTTCTTGTATAAGTTTGGCAAGAAAATCTTTGACAAACTAACTGCAGCAATGCAGCCTGAGTTTGAAGATGAGGAAGCAATTGATCCATTTGATTTCTGGCAAGGTGCAAACTTCAAGTTAAAAGCAAAGAATGTTGCTGGTTATAGAAATTATGACAGTTCTGAATTTGCTGCTCAAAGTCCTCTATTAGATGACGATGATGCACTAGAAGCACTTTGGAAGAAGCAATTCTCTCTTGAAGAGTTTGTTGCTGCTGATCAGTTCAAATCTTATGATGAACTGAAGAAGCGTCTTGGTTATGTTCTTGGTACTAAAACCACTGTTCGTCAAGACCCTGAAGTCATTGATGAAGACAATGATCGTGGTACAGCAGAAGAATTGGTTACTGCTGCTACAACATCTTCAAGATCAACATCGAGTGATGATGAAGATGATGCATTATCGTATTTTGCTCAACTGGCAGAAGAATGATACTAGAAAGGGGTCTCACGACCCCTTTTTTTATGGCATTAATAAGTCTACGTTGACTGCCATTATCATCTTATCATTAACGTATTCCGAAGATCGATCATAAGTCATTATATTTCTCATATCATTTAAGAATTGTTGTAAATATCCCTGTTTCAATAGATATATTCCTCTCTTATCATCATTCTTACGTACTTCGTAGATATAATTACTAATTCCTGTTCTGGCATTTGTTCCAGAAACAGTTACATTACCACCATCATAATATGAGACAGAAAAGTTACTATCAACGTGCTTTCCTTTTGGCATAATTAATCTGCCTTTACTATCTTTAATTTCTTTTGTTTCGTAGAATTTAGTAGCATTTAGATCTGCTCCATATTTTTCTAGAGAATAATTATAAATTTGATTATCTTCAAGAGGCCATTCATCTCTTACATTAATAATACCAGCAGTCATTAATACAACCCAATCTAATTCAGCACTACCATAAAATTCTTCGGCAACAGTATCTGGTCTAGATCCTTGTGGTATTTGATATTTGTCAAATAAGGTAAAAACATTATGAAGATCATCTCTTAGTTTGATCCTACGGAAGTAGTTTTTTACTTCAACATAATCAAATGATGAGTTCTTATCAGAAAGAAATGATGGATATAATAAATCTGGTAGTTCTCTGAAATATGACATTTTAGTAACCTACTGAATGTTGTCCTTCTTTTGAATCATAATCAATATCATATATTGGCTCAAGTTCTTTGAATGATAAGTCCATTAGATATGAAACTGGTGATCCATCTTCATATGTAGAATACACACCATCACCAGTATAATTAACTGCTATATCAGTAAGAAAACACTGTTTAAATTTATGTAGATAGTCATGATCTTTATTTCCAGTTCTGTATCTTAACTCAAATACATTTGGTGTTTTTAAGAACCATCC